TCATGACAGGCTGAACTGTGTACCGAATCGAACTGAACTGCACCGAACCGAACTGTAGCGACTTGATACGGTCATAACGGCCATCATAGGGTGGGATGACCATGAGACACAAAAAAGCCCTACAAGGTTCGCGCCTTGTAGGGCTTTAAAGTTATAAGAATTCTTATAAGTTACGCGGCGAGTACTTCCGCCATCGGCTTGGGAATAATTACGTCTGCTGCATTTTTATTGGCAAGCTTCGCGCTTGCTTTCATTATCACGCCTGTATCGAATCCCATTTCCCTCGCGCCTAACATCAATCCCGCCATTGCCTTAATAAAATCTTCCTCGGTCGGAGGCGTTGTTTCCGGCGCTGCAATTTGTTCCACGGGTGCGGTTTCTGTTTCTACTTCGCCCTCGCCCTCGCCGGGCGTTGGGGGATTTTTAATGCGTTCTGCGCGTTCGTACTCTTTTTTCCATGCCGCAACCTGTTTACGCAGACTTTCCAAGCTTGTATTCTTTTTCTTTTTTTCTTTCCGTTGTGAGATGACGAATTCGGCGTTATCAATATTCTGTGCCAGCCATAAGCAATTGGACCGTAGAATATTACGCGATTGCGTATCAGTAAGGTTCGCCAACAATGTTAGTGCGGAATTATCAAGCTTTCCGTCATCCACTGATTTTTGTACTGCTTTATCTGACCAATTCTTCCCGCCTGTTATGGCGATGACTTCCGCGATAATATCGCCAAGCTTGCGCCAATTTTCGAATGACTTTTCGAACCGCGTTTGTGCCGTGGTTTCTTGTGACTTGAAGAAAGTATTGAGAGGTTTGATCGTTTCAATTGAGATAGTCATCTTGGTATAAACTCCGGTTTGTCCCCGTTACCCGGTATTGAGTAACGAAACAGAACAGTAATCGATATAAGAAACGATTGCAACAACTAATTACCACCTTTTTAAACTTATAAGAATTCTTATAACTTTTCATCATTTCCCATTATAAGGAATAACATACGCGTGGGACGTTCATCGTGGGGCATTCGCGGCAATGGCGGAAACCTGCCGGGTTACCTATTGGAATGTCCCAATATAACAATAAGGAGATATGACAGAACATAATAGGACAGGGGTACTGACCTATCTAAACTATGCAGGAGACATAGTATAGACAAGACAACACCAAGTAATGCTCTAATCTATACAAGTATTGACCAAGTATAGATTGAAAAACTAGAATCTATACTTGATCTATGCTGTAGTTTTACTTGCCCTATACTTTGGCTATACTTGGCGAATACTTAAATGCAACCCCCACCCAAAAAAACTGCACCGTCTCGTATTATATATATATACACCACACATATATAGACCAAAAATAAAAAGGCTTGCTCATCAGAGGCTAAACATAGAATAAGTGTGACATATTTATCACAGAAACACCCCCCTATGTTTATTTAGGGCAGGGGTGGGGGGTATAAAATATATAAAATTAACTAGGCTTGCTCATCTCTATCTATATACTACTATATACTATTATATATATTATTATATACTACTATATATAACTATATTATAATCTCTTCTGCCTAATCTAAAGATAGGGTAGCACATTTTCGTTGTCTCCACAAGAGTAGTATGATAAAATAAAAAAAATAAATAATTTGTAGCATCTAAGAGAATATAAAAAAAGGTAAGATAATGGTATCAGTGCTTAGAGAAGTAGATGAACAACATGAGGAAATAAACTTCAATGTCCTGATGTCTGTAAGAGATAGGCTAAAAGACCTAGTAGATAGGAAATGCAATGAGGACTTCTTGTCTTTCGTTAAGAAGTTTGCTCCTCTTCTTGTCTCCGACTTCGTTATGGGTAAGCATATTGAACTTATAGCAGAAAAATTACAGAAAGTAGAATCAGGTGAAATTAAACGCTTGATGGTCTTTCTACCACCCCGGTCTTCTAAGTCAGTTATCTGTTCTAAGCTTTTCCCTGCTTGGTATATTGGTAAACACGACAACCATGAAATTATGTCTATTAGTCACTCTGACCAACTAGCTAGTGACTTTGGTAGATCAGTGAGAGATATAGTCAGTGAAGACTCATTTCAAAAGGTGTTCAATGGAGTTCTACTAAGGCAGGACGTAAGAGCAGCAGGTAAGTGGAAGACATCAGGTGGTGGTTCTTATTATGCTGCAGGTGTACGTAGTCAGATTGCAGGACGAGGTGCACACATTGCCATATTGGATGATGCAATGTCAGAAGAAGATGCAATCTCTAATGCAGGTAGGAGGTACATCAAGGAGTGGTGGCCGTCAGGACTACGTACACGTTTAATGCCTAATGGTAGAATTATTATCATTAACACCAGATATCACTATGATGATCTATGTGGCTGGTTATTGAAACAAGAAGAAAAGATGGACTTAAAGCCATCAGAACGCTGGCATGTTATTTCAATCCCTGCGTGGGTTGACGAGCCTACCTCTGACTTACTTGGTCTACCAGTAGGTAGCAGCTATTTCCCTGAGTGGAAGACAGATGATGTCTTACGCCTAGATGAGCTAGAAATCAGGTCAACCAATGGATCAAAGTATTGGGACAGTCTTTACATGCAGAACCCTACACCAGATGAGGGTGGCATTGTAAAGAAGGATTGGATTGAGTGGTGGGATGAAGATGAACCACCAAACTGTGAGTTTGTAATACAGACGTATGATACAGCGTTTTCTACTAGTAATACTGCTGACTTCAGTGTCATACAAACGTGGGGTATCTTTCACTCAGTAAGTGAAGATCAAGATACTGGAGTAGAGCAGGTAGTAGCCAATATGATCCTTTTAGGCAGTAAGCGTGGAAGGTATGAGTATCCTGATCTAAGACGTATTGCACAAGAACAATACAAAACACACAAGCCTGACATATGCTTAGTAGAAAAGAAAGCTTCAGGTCAGTCTCTGATACAGGATATGAGAAGGTCAGGTCTGCCAGTATTGGAGTATATGCCAGATAAAGATAAGACATCTCGGCTACATGCTGTCACCCCTCTCTTTGAGTCAGGTAGAATTTTCTTACCTGAGTATAAACAATGGGCAGAAGAGCTAGCAGAAGAAGTAATTACTTTTCCGTATGCACCACATGACGATCAAGTTGATGCACTAACTATGGCTGCACTGTACCTAAAAGAAAGCTGGCGTATAGAGCATACTGAAGATAAAGATTGGGAAGATGATGAAAACCCCCGAAGAAAACAAAAGAGAGTTGCATACTGGCGAGTTTAATGATATAGTACATAATTAATGATATTACTTGTGAAGAAGGCAATATAAAAACATGGCAGGTGTTATTGATCCAGCAAGTCCAGAAGGTATGCTACGTAGTTACTACGGTGGTGATGCTACTGGTCTGTCTTCTGTAAAAGATAAACCTGAAGATGATAGAAATATATTAGAACAAGTACGTAATTATCTTACTACAGGCATTAATGAAGATGCTCGTTATGCTTTAGGTCCGAATGCTGCTCCTGCTGTTACTGGTTTAGGTTCTTTACTAAGTGAGCTATCGCCGGGTGCAGATGTTAGAGATGCTGTTACAGCTTCAGGAGAAACAACACAAGCTGTAAAAGAGGGAGATATCCTTGGTGCTGGTGTAGGTGGTCTTAATACACTAGCTTCTTTAGCTATGATGGCTTTACCGGGGAGTTTAGGTGGAGCTAAAAAAGGAACTGAAGAAGTAACAAAACAAGTAAAAAGATATATAGATGAACCTGTTGATTATACGTTTACAACTGGGCGTGGATCAACATACGAAGCATTTCCTAGTGGAAGAACACAAAGAAATAAAGCTTCAGGGCATAAAGATGGTGGTGTTGGTTTACAAGACAAATCAGAAAAAACTATTTTTACAGATGGGTCAGAACAGGGACGTAAAACAGCTAGTGATATAGTAGGTATTTCAAAGAGTGAAACTCCTACTCAAATACTACCTATTTTATCTAAAAGTGACGAAGTTGTGGGTATAAAAATTGTTCACGCTTCAGACTATGGACCTAAAAAAGCTGGTGATACTATTCTTCAGATGCCTGTTTCAACTAAACCTGACATAGCCAAACAACCAATAGAAATTTTTGGTCGAGGTACAGATGTGCATCTAGGTAGTTCAATAACGAAAATTGAAAAAGAAGTAGATAAAATTTCAGTATTTCCAAAACCAGAAAGAATGTTTCCAGAAGGACAGCGACCTAAAGGTGGTGAATATTTAAATCCAAAAACAGGGGATGTTCTTACAAATAAAAATGTAGAATCAGCTAGTATATCTATTACTCCTGAAGGTAAACCAAAATTTGATGCTAGTCCTGCAGAAAAAGAAAGTGTAGGTAGTCCTTCTACAAAAGGAGCTACACAAATTAAAACTAATTTATTTAAAAAATCTGCTGGTTGGCAATGGTTAAATAGTCCTCAAGAATATAAAGACATACCTACACTAGTCTCCGTTCAAAATAAAGGAAAACATTACTATACTTTAGAAGCTAATTTTCCTGAAGGAGTAAATTTAACAAGATATGCAAACTCTCCTTCTGAACCAAGACTCAGACCTACTGTTAAAGGTTTTGTTGACTTAGGAAAAGAAATAGGTAAAATATCTGTTAGAGGTAAAGAACATCCAGTGTACGATAAAATAGTTAATAGATACGCTGGCGGTTCTGTAGTAGAACGTAACCCATACGCTAATTATCAATCAAAGGCAATATAGAAACATGGCAACAGAACGTAATCCCTTCGATCAAATTCAAATGGGTGAACTATCTATTGAAATTGAATCATCTACAGGTGTAGACGAAGACGGCAATGAAGCATTCATGGAGGTTGATCCTGAAGATGGTGGTATTGTTGTAGAGTTTAAACCACCGCCAGAAGACGAACGATCCAAAGTGCAGCAGAAGGAAGAACCAGAAGAGTTCTATCGTAATCTTGCAGATGACATGGATGAAGAGCTTCTTGAAGATATTGCCTATAAAGTTATTGAAAACTTTGAGGCTGACAAAGACTCTCGTGCTGAATGGGAAAGCATGTTCGAGCGTGGCTTTGATCTACTAGGTCTAAAGCTGGAAGAAGCATCAGAACCATTTGAAGGAGCATGTACAGCAGTACATCCGATCCTTATTGAGTCAGCAGTTAAGTTCCAATCTAAAGCAATACAGGAGCTATTTCCTCCGGCTGGTCCTGTTAAGTCCCAGATCATTGGTGATAAGACAGAAGAAAAGGAAGACCAAGCTGAACGAGTTAAAGCATTCATGAACTATCAGATCACAGATCAGATGGGTGAATACTTTGACGAATTTGAACGTATGTTATTCCACCTACCCCTTATTGGTTCAGCCTTCAAAAAGACATACTTTGATCAGTCTCTAAATCGTCCTGTTTCTGAGTTCGTTCCTATTGATCAATTTTATATTTCATATTACGCTACGGACCTGCGAAGAGCAGATCGTTATACTCATGTGATTTATCGTAGTCCAATCGAAATGCAACGCGACATAGCCGCAGGTATGTATGCCGACGTTGACCTTCCAGAAG